TGTAATTCTTGTTGTACAGAAGATGGAGCCGTCCAAGAGTTCATCAAAGAAAAGCACGATTATCTGCCTCTCCTTGTTGAAACCATTGATGACTTCACTGCACAATGGGAAAAAGAAAATGAAGAAACTACTAATGGGGGTGTTGCTACTGCTACCGCTTAGTGCGCTTGCCCAAGACAATCAAACAGAACCAGAAGGGCCCTCTCCATATTGGGCATCCAAACCAATTCAATGTTCTACACCAGATGAGGTTGTAGAGTTGATGAAGAAGTATGGAGAAGTTCCAACAATCATTTTTGAGTGTTCTACTGCAATGCCTAGTGGAAATCAATCACCATCTAGGTTTGTTCTTGCAATGAATCCTAAGACGGAGACATGGACATTACTAGAATTTACAGGCCCAACTCAAGCTTGTATTTTAGGAGCAGGAAAAGGTAGTGTTTCTTTAGGTAAAAAACAGGGAATTTCTACTTGACACTAGAGAACTAGTGTGGTATAAATAAAATACAGTTTGTTGATACAATCTGAATGACGAACAGGACGAGGGTGCGATACCCTCCGCCTCCACCATAAACACATTGAGGAAACTATGATAGAAAAATTCCTTCTCAAATTTAAGTGGTATAGGAATTTTGTTAAAAGACAAGAGAAGAAAAGAGTTAAATATCTTGGACTTTAGTGTGCTTATGATGGGGGCGAAATAGGATCGACTGGCGTAAATAGGAAAGAGTAGAACTGTCGGATGACTGCGTTATTGGTCAAATTCTCAAGATTTTGCTCTAGCAGCATAATCGGATAGGGTTTCGGTAGGTTTCCTAGTAACAGAATAACCTACCACTTAACACACAGACACACAGGAGAATAGTTATGTCTTATAGTAAAAACCCATTTGAACTACGGTTCGACACATTGGCTCTCGCCAAAGATATGCTTGATCGTCAGTATGACACAGCACAAACTCAAATGTTTGAAATGCTAGAACAAGCAAAAACTCAACAAAAAGATCTTCAAGAGGTATTTGAAAAGTATACACCAAAAATGTATCAACCTCAAGAAATCATGGAAAAGGCAGAAGAACTTTACAAGTTTGTAACTAAAAAGGACTGATGCCAAATTTGCATCCAGCATCTATAAACTGGCTCTGCTTTATAACGATAGAGGGTGGGGCGCCCTGCCCTCTATCACTTTAATAGGAGTATATTATGAATCTAGAAGAACTTGCAGTGATGACACCAAAGAAGTTTGCTATCAAAATTGAGGAAATCGTATCTAAAGGCGGTATTACATATATGGATGCAATCCTAGATTATTGTGAGAAAAATCAAATGGAGCCTGATGCAATCGCTCCTCTCATCTCAAAACCTCTCAAAGAAAAGATTGAAGCTGATGCAAGAGAACTTAACTTCTTGCCCAGAGTAGCAACCCTGCCAATTTAAGGAGCAATCCAATGGAAGCGTGGGAAGCCTATCAATTGTATCTTGGTCTCAAACTTCACTTCACCAGTGATTATGACTTCCATCAATATAATGGTAGAACCTCTGCATCTAAGGCATCTTTCATTAAGAGGAAAGACAGATACTTTTTCGCTCGTGTAGCAAGAAAATATGGTGAGTCTACACAAGATTACTTTATTAGTAATTTCGTGCATAGTCCAAAGGGTTGGTTAGGAGACTTTAGTGAAGATAACTATCTGAAATGGTCTAAAAACAAACAGTCGCTGACTTATAATTTTATCACAGATATGTCATTATTATTTTCACAAATATCACATTTTGATGATATTTTCTCTTTACAAACAGGACAACATCCTGTATTATTAAAGAACTTCCTCGCTAAGAGAATTAGTTTGGAAACGATGGTAATCCTACAAGGGTTACTGAATTATGTGAAACGATTTGATGAAGGAATGAAAGATGATTTAGTATGGCCCGATAATAGACGATTAATCGTCAAGTACGGTGCATTTCTGAAATACGACAAACAGAAATGTAAGGATCAATTGCTCAAACTGATTAAGGAGACTTTCTGATGACACAGGAAGAACTGATTCGGGAACGAGACTTCTATCGTGCAAAACTTGATGAGAGTAATGCTCGTGTGAAGGCACTAGAATTTGATAACGCAGAACTTGTAAAGCGTGATCAAGATCTAAGTAAACGACTTGCTGAGAATGCAAATCGTAACACATATCGTCCTAAACCTCGTAGGTTTAATTAGAGGACACATCCTAGACATGATGCGAAACTGTCTATCTTATAAGGATTTTATGATGAAGTATAAACAATTGTCACAGAATGAATGGATCGTTGAAGTCCAAGAGAATGGACAGACTAAAGAACTATTCATTGAATTCCCGCCAGGTTGTATTGACCAAGTGGGATGGGATATAGGTGATACTTTAGAATGGGATGCACTACCAGATGGTAGTTTTAGTTTGAAAAAGAAAGAGGATGAAAGTGGCAGAGAATAAGGAAACAAATAAAATGCTGACCACAGCAAAACTAATTAGTTATTCACAACCGCCTGAGGGAGAAGAATCTTATGGTAAGGATATCCAAGAACTCATATCTTATTGCGCCCGTGTCTCCAATCCGGCGAATCAAGAAGCACACAAAACGTCCGAAAAACTCATCAAATACCTTGTTAAACACAAGCACTGGTCGCCGCTTGAAATGGCTAGCGCTTGCATAGAGATTGAAACTACTCGTGATATTGCACATCAAATTGTGCGTCACAGAAGTTTTGCTTTCCAAGAGTTTAGTCAACGATATGCAGAACCATCTGCTATGGGTGATGCATTCACTAAAAGAGAGTGCAGACTACAGGATACAGAGAACCGTCAGAACTCAATTGAGATTGAGAGTGACCCATCTCTAATCAATAATCTAGAACATCAAGAATTGATTGCTGAGTGGAATCGTAGACAGCAAGGTGTTATCGAAACATCTCGTAAAACATACGAATGGGCAATATCTAAGGGTATTGCAAAGGAACAAGCTCGTGCAGTTCTACCAGAAGGTTTGACTAAAACCAGATTGTATATGAATGGAACTTTGCGTAGTTGGGTTCATTACATTGAATTGCGTTCCTCTAATGGAACACAAAAGGAGCATATGGAAGTTGCACAAAAATGTGCAATTGAGATTGCTAAAATCTTCCCACTAATGGAGAAATTGTAATGCATAAATTTGTTTATGAAAATGATTATGAAGAACAGTTAAGCACTAAAGTAGAGTTCACTATTCCTAGTGATGCAGACTTGAGTGATATGTTAGAAAATTTTCAGTATTATCTACAAGCAATAGGTTTTCATATTGACGGTAATGTGGATATTGTGCCTGAACATAGTTTTGATGACACTGTTCGTTTTAATGAGTATGATAACTCAAAGAAGAAACTTTGGGATGCAACACCAGAAGAATGGAATGCTGCAGCAAAGTGGACACAAGATTATACTGGAACTGGACAGTATATGACAACCCCATATGATGTTTCGGTTAAATATAAGTAATGAGTGCTGTTTTTATAATTGGTAATGGTGAATCACGAAAGAGTGTAGATTTAGACGATCTTAAAACAAAAGGTGTAGTCTATGGATGCAACGCTCTTTATCGTGACTTCACACCAGATGCACTAATTTGTGTTGATGGTGGTATGATGCATGAAGTTTATTCAAGTGGTTATGCACTAAAGAACAAATGTTACTTTCGTTCATGGAGCAAACTGCCTGGCGATATGTATGATATGATAGTGAATACAAATCTATTTGAAGGTTGGCATAAGTCTTTACACTCAGAGAACCCTAAACAGGGCAGAACACAATTTGTTCTAAATGGAACTGACCCTAATCAAATGATGAGGTTAGTTGAACTGGCAAAACAAATTGCCGCAGATAGGGGTGAAGAATTAGATGAGGTTTTGTTACGACAACAGATGGGTAATCACCATCAGTGGGTAACATGGGTAGACGAAAACGATGAAGTTTATCTGATACCAGAAGATTACAGTGGTTGGAGT